ATAAAGTGGGAATATTACACAGGTAAGTTAGATGATGATGAACTTGCCAAATATGGATGGTCTCCGTTTCCTTTTGTATTAAAATCCGACATCACTATATATTTGGAGAGTGATGACGATTTAAGTAAACACCTGGCCGCAAAAATTATGCATGATGAAATTGTTGATGTGTGCCAATCTATTCTCAAAGAATTAAACAATCGTGCATGGGAATTAAAATCATTCATTGACTGGGAAAAATTTATACAAGGCATTTAATGAGTGATGTGATTCTTCATAAGCTAAACGAAGCTTATATTAAAGTAGAATGTGAGAAATCTATCTCGCAGGAGTTAAGCTCATACTTTTCTTTCAGAGTACCAGGTTATCAGTTTGTTCCTGCCTACAAAAACAAATTGTGGGATGGTTTCATAAGATTGTATGACCTCAGAACAAATCAAATCTACCATGGTCTTGTTCCGTATATTGAGAAGTTTTGTGCTGAAAGAAACTATACCTGTGAGGTTAATTCTGAAATAAGCATTACTGAAAGCTTTTCGTTAGTTGAGGCAGTTGATTTTGTTCGCACACTAGATTTGCCACATGAGATACGAGATTATCAATTAAATGCTTTTGTTCAGGCAGTTCGTAATAGACGCCTGTTACTTCTATCACCAACAGCATCAGGTAAATCATTAATAATTTATGTGATACTCCGTTGGTTACAAGAGTCGGACTATAAGCGTGGCTTACTGATTGTTCCAACCACATCATTGGTTGAACAAATGTATACCGACTTTGAATCGTATGGATATGATTCTGAAAAATACTGTCATCGTCAATACTCTGGTAAAGAAAAACACACCAACAAACTACTGACGATTACTACATGGCAATCCATCTATAAGAATGATGCCGATTACTTTGAGCAGTTTGATTTTGTAATGGGTGATGAAGCACACCAATTTAAGGCCAAATCACTTACAACGATACTATCTGGTTGCACAAACGCTAAATATAGGATAGGAACAACTGGTACTTTAGATGGTACACAGACACATCGCCTTGTATTGGAAGGATTGTTTGGGCCAGTTTATAAAGCAACAACAACATCTGAGTTAATTGATAAAGGTCAATTAGCTAGTTTTAAAATTAAATGCCTCATACTTAAACACAATGAGGCAGTATGTAAACAAGCAAGAGATTGGGACTATAACACAGAGATAGATTATATAGTTCAAAATCCAGCAAGAAACGAATTCATTCGTAATCTAGCCTTGTCGTTAAATGGCAACACTCTTATATTATTTCAATTTGTGGAGAAACATGGAAAAGATTTATACACTATTATTAAAGATTCAGTCAAGGATCGGCATGTATTTTTTGTTTTTGGTGGTACTGATGTGGAGGTTAGAGAATCGGTCCGAGCAATTACTGAAAAAGAAAGGGACGCAATCATTGTTGCTTCTTACGGCACTTTTAGCACTGGTGTTAATATCCGTAACCTTCACAATATCATATTTGCCAGTCCTTCCAAATCCCGCATCCGTAATCTTCAGTCAATCGGCCGGGGATTAAGAAAAGGCGACAATAAGGAAGAAGCAGTTTTATTTGATATTGCTGATGATTTTCGCATAGGTAAATTTGTGAATTATACACTCAAACATTTTATTGAAAGAGTTAAAATTTACGATGACGAAAAATTCAATTACAAGTTTTATAACATAGAGCTAAAAAATGGAACAAACGACAAACAATAATATTAAAATAGTCCGCTTACAATCGGGTGAAGATATTATGGCAGATGTTATGGAAAACGATGAGAATGAACTCATAGTATTGGACAATCCAATGCACATTATATTTAAAAGAATGCCTACAGGCCAAACAGTAATGATGATGATGCCTTGGTTACCAATTGAAATCATCAAAGAAAACAATGCTACCATATACGGCACAGACATACTTACAGTCATTGAACCAAAAGAGGACTTAATTGAATACTATGGTAAGGCGGTGCTTGAAGCCCAAGAAATCATGGAAAAGAAAAAAATTCGTGGTATTAATGATGATGATTTTCTTGATGAAGAAGATGAAGATGACGATGAAGAGGAATTACAGGTTGAAGATATCATTGACCTAATGAGAGAGAAAAAAAACAAAAGGCTACACTAATGGACTATACTGATGTGATTGTGAAAAAACCATGGGGTAAAGAGTATCTTTGTTATCGTAATGATGAAGTTGCTATTTGGTATTTGCATATTGAAAAAGACAAGCAAACTTCCATGCATTGTCATCCAAACAAGAACACCGGTTTTGTGGTGTTAGAAGGCAAAGCAGAGTTATCTTTTTTGCGTAACTCAATAAACTTAGAGGGCTTGGATAAAATTCATATCTTCCGTTCTCGCTTTCATTCTACACGAGCAATTACCGATAGTTTTATTTTTGAGATAGAAACGCCTGAAGATAAACATGACCTAGTTCGCCTAGAAGATAATTATGGCCGTGCAGGTACCGAATATGAAGGTAGTAATGCTCATTCACCAAAAGACCAAGATTGTTTTTGGATTACAGAATCATCTGAGAACCCAACAGAATACAGTATTCGTGGTTGCCTAGTAAAACATCTCCTCATTACAGACAAGGAACAGCTCCTAAATAAGAGCGAAGAAGAACTTTTCATTGTTACAAAAGGCGGCATTGTTACTGTAAAAAATGAAAAAGTTGTATGGCCTGGTGATGTAATTGATGGCAAAACACTACACCGCTTAGCAACAGCATTTGAATTTGAACCTAATACATCTATGATATATGTGAGTAAATGATTTATCTTTTTGATTTAGACAATACATTATGGGATACTTTTGATAAAAATGGTAATCCTATTTGGGCAAAACAATTAGTCCCACCATATCAAATTAAAAATGATGTGGTAACGGATGATGTGTTTTCATATTGTCGTTTGCGTAAAGGTGTCAGAGAGTACCTAGAACACCTACACCACGAAAACAATCAACTAGGGTTTATTTCTGTTGGGTCTTATTTTGGCATGGCATTTTCAAAACAACCATCAATACAGATGTTAGATTTATTTAATATCTCCCAATATCTCAATAGATTTCAGGTACTAGAATATAAAACATTTAACAAAGCTACTTTCATTGATGTATTAAAAGGTAAAATTGTTTTTTATGATGATAACCCTAAAAACTTTGTATCATTAAAAGATAATGTAATCTGCGTTGATGCATTAAACATACATGATTGGTCACAACTGATTGGAAAAAAATATGATTGATATATTATTCGTTCACCCTAATGCTTCTAAAAAAATCTATCAAGGATTAGCAAATAAAAATTCTGCCATTGAACCTCCAATTTGGGCAGCCATGTTGGCAAATAGTGTTCGTTCAGTAGGATATAGCACAGAGATTTTAGATACCGAAGTAGAACATTTAGATTACATAACTTCAGCTAAACGAATCACCGAATACAAAGCAAAGATTGTTTGTTTCGTTGTATATGGCCAACAACCATCGGCATCTTCACAGAATATGGAAGGAGCAACGGCAACCGCACAAGAGTTACGCAATTTAGAACCAAACACATTTATTCTTTTTGTTGGTGGCCATGTGGCGGCATTACCAGAAGAAACACTTAAAAAAGAACCTTACATCAATGCTGTTTGCCAAAACGAAGGTGTTTATACTATTCGTAATCTATTACAGGTATCCTCATTTGATGATAACAGTTTAAAGAAGGTTGATGGTTTGGTGTTTAGAGATAGAGAAGGTAATATCATCTTCAATGCACCATCACAGGTTGTACCTAAAGACATGTTAGAAACTGATTTACCTGGTATGGCATGGGATTTATTGCCATCTCTTTCACAGTATCGCACAGCAGGTTGGCATTCGTGGTCAAACAACACCGAGAAACAACCATTCGCAGCTCTCTATACAAGTTTAGGTTGTCCTTACAAATGTTCTTTCTGTATGATTAACATTATCAACAGGACAAAACAAGGATCAAATGTATCATCGGCCGATAGTAATATCTTTCGTTGGTGGTCGCCTGAGTTTATTATAAAACAATTTGATTATATTGCCTCACAAGGTGTTCGCAATGTTAAAATTGCGGATGAATTGTTTGTATTGAACCCACGGCACTTTGAAGCCATTTGTGATTTGATTATTCAACGAGGGTATGACTTTAATATTTGGGCTTACTCCCGTGTTGATACCTGTAAGCCTAAGTATTTGGACAAGTTATCTAGAGCAGGTGTAAAATGGCTAGGTCTTGGTATTGAGAACCCTAATAATGAATTGCGTAAAGAAATTCATAAAGAAGGTTTTCAGGATGTTAAAGTGTTAGATTTAATTCGTACCATTCGTGATGCAGGTATTAATGTAGGTGGTAATTATATTTTTGGTCTGCCGTATGATACAAAAGAATCTATGCAAGCTACATTAGATTTTGCAATGGAGAATCCTACTGAGATGGCCAATTTCTATTCTGCAATGGCATATCCAGGTAGCCCATTACACAATCAGGCTCGTATCTTTGGTACACAATTACCAGACACTTATGCAGGTTACAGTCAACACTCGTATGAAACACTTAACTTGGCCAATGAACATGTAACAGCGGCAGAAATATTGGCGTTTAGAGATAAAGCATGGGACAGCTACCACGAGAGTCCTAAATATTTAGAGTTGATGAAAGATAAGTTTGGTCAGAAAGCAATTGATGAATTGAATGATACCAAAACAGTTAAACTGAAAAGAAAATTATTAGGAGATTGAAATGAAAGCATTACTTATAACATGGGAAAATTTCCAAGACCAAGAGGTAGTTTATCCATACTACCGATTAAAAGAAGAAACTCCCGATGTAGAAATTATGGCCAATGTCAAAGGCAAATTCTTTGGCATTATGGGTGTCAATATGACCTCAGATAAACTTCTTGTTGAACTAAAAGATGAAAAAAGATATGAAAAACTTTTAGAAGAAACGGACATTTTAGTATTACCTGGTGGCGTTAAATCACTAGAGAAACTTCGCCAAGAAAAAGATGTGCTTCGTTTTATTGCTGACTTTAATAAAACAGGTAAAGTAATTGCAAGCACTTGTCATGGCGCTCAATTGATGATATCGGCCAAAATTGTGAAAGGTAAACGAATTAGTGGTTACTATTCATTAGAAGATGATATCAATAATGCGGGTGCTACATATAGTAGAGATCCTGTTGTAACAGATGGCAATATCGTGTCATCTCCACATTATGACCACATGGGTATTTGGATGAAAACAGCAATTGATATGGTGAAAAATGGAAAATCATTCTACATTGGACTATGAAACACTTTTAAGAATTTATAAAAAGGCAGCAATTTGTAGAGCATTTGAAGAAGAAGTTTACAGGCAAGTAGAAGCAAAAACAATTAAAATACCTGTATATCTTTCAGCAGGCCAAGAATACATCTCTGCTACTCTCTCTGAATTTGTTGGTGATATAGACAAACAAACCTTCATACAACACCGAGGTCATTCTACATACCTCAATTTTGGTGGTGATATGACAGAACTTATATTAGAACTCCTTGGTGATTCAAAAGGGTGTGCTAATGGTATGGGCGGTTCAGCCTCAATACAATCTAAACAAAAACAAATCTATGGCCATGATGGTCTAATGGGTTCTCATGGACCAATAGCAACAGGCGCCTGCTACGGTAATAAAAAGTTTACTATGTGTTTTACTGGTGACGCAGCCGCTGAAGAAGATTATTTTGTGGCAGCTATTGGTTGGGCATCTACAAAAAAATTACCAATATGGTATATTGTAGAAGATAATAATTTATCCATACTCACCGAGAAAAAAGTAAGACGGTGCTGGGAGATGCACGATGTAGCATCTGCATATAAGATGAAAGCCTTTGATATGACCGATGATCCTAAAGACATTTGGGACCATCTATCACTCTGCGACACGAGTGAACCTGCATTGTTTAATATTCGCACCCACCGATTGTTTTGGCACGCAGGAGCAGGTATTGACGATCCAGATATACATGATACACATAAAACTTATGTAAACTATTTTGGCGATACTTATGATAAAGAAGCCAAAGAATTTGTGAAGGAGGCTTGGAATAAATGCCTACGCTAAGAGAAACAATTAAAGAAACTGTTCGCCATCATTTAACTAAAGAAAATGGCATTGCAATGGGTCAATGTCTTACCGCTGTTGGTTGGGTTGGTGGTACATTACCAGAGTTGTATGAAGAAGATGGTATGGTTGAGTTGTCTATGGCTGATGTTGCTGGTGGTGGCATTGCTGTTGGAGCTGCACTAGCTGGGCGTAGACCGATGTATGTTATTCGGTATCAAGGCTTTAACTGGTACAATGCACCATCAATTACAAACTATGCTGCCAAGTCAAAAGACATTTGGGGTGTTTCTTGTCCTATGTTTGTGCGGTCAATTGCTATGGAAGGTGCGATAGGGCCTGTAGCAGGTTCATCTCATCATTCATTATACTATCGCATGCCAGGTTTAAAAATATTTTCACCAATGACACCAGGTGAATATGAGTCCGTATATAAACAATTCATGGCTGAAGATGAAGTGTATTATGTTTCAGAACATCGTGGTGCATATGGCAACACAGAAGAAATGCCAAACATCTATAAAGATAATGCAAAGATTACTTTATTTCCTATCTCTATTACACGATTTGCGGCCGTGGAAGCTGCAAAAGAATTGGAGAAAGAAGGCATTCAAGTTGATGTGTGCCATATTATGGAGATAAAACCATTTAGACCAAGTGTAGAAGAACTGGCATCATTACGAAGAACAGGAAAAGGTATTGTTTTAGATGATGACTATGTTGATGGTATTGCCAAAAGCTTAGCATTTGATTTAAACAAATTAACAGGTGCGGATATAGATGTAATGGGTTTAGATAATAAGACGGCAGGTTTCTATTCACAGGTTGATAATCTACCACCATCAAAAGAAAAAATTATACAAAGAATAAGAGAGTTGTTATGAGTTCATTACAATATCGTAAAGATAGAATGACCCAAATGGCCAACAATTGGCAAATGGAAAAAGTCCGTGATTTGTTTATTCGCAAACAAGTACCGCAAAAATTATACTCTGATTTATGTCAATCAATTGGAATTTATATTGCTCGTGCTTTACATTTTGAATACACACCAGACGAAGCTGAATTCATAAAAAGATTAGATGCTAGTAGGCAAGATAGATTAAATGTAACTCCAAATGGCGGTGTTGTACCAAAAAAAGAATTTGCTTTGGAATACAATTTCTTTATTCGTAGTTGGTGTAATTTAGTTGCCAATTTAATTGAAGATAAACCAGAGTATCTAAAAAAGTTTCGGTTAACTCCAAACATTCGTATCAAATATTCACAAGAGCTAGAAGATAATGTTGGCCGTGGTTTAGACACAGCACTACCACACTCTGACGCATGGGTTGAAGGACCATGGGGTATGAATTGTCATATGCCAATTTTTGGTGATGCCAATAATAACTATTTGCATTTCTACAAACTTAAAGATGAATCAAAGTTCAATGATAATTTTTTAGAAACATCAGCTGAATATACTGATATGCAATGGACTGTGGACTACTATGAGAACGACACCATAGTACCAGAGAAAGGATACATAAACATAAGCGACTATGCGTTAATACACAAAACGAATAGATTGCCAGGTGCAGGTAGCCGTGTGTCTATTGATACTACAATTTTTGCAGGTGACCATGATGTTCATCCTGACCGAAAAGCGGAGTATTTGGATGCTATACCTAAAATAGGTCAAGAACTTTTTATTGCTTGTAATGTAGGTGAGTTTGAACCGCCACATGAAAAAAATACTGTGTTCAGTCATTATACAAGCGGTACATTAAAACATGTTAAATTATGATTATAACAAAAACTCCATATAGATTGTCTTTATTTGGTGGCGGCACAGATTATCCAGCATGGTATAATAATCACCCAAGTAAATGTATTTCAGCTGCAATGAATCATCATTGTTATGTTCATGTGAAACCATTGCCTCCATTTTTTGACCACAATATTCATATCACATATTCAAAGATTGAAAATGTTAATTCAGTAGATGATATTGACCACCCAGCCATTCGTGCTTGTTTAAAATTTAGAAACATAACCAGCAATATTACCATTGGTCACGATGGAGATTTACCTGCTCGTTCAGGTATTGGATCGTCATCATCATTTACAGTAGGTCTATTGAATGCCTTGTATCATATACAAAAAGAATCTTTAACAAAAGAACAACTAGCACAAAAAGCCATTACAGTAGAACAAGACCTTATTGGTGAAAATGTAGGCATA